TTTTGGCTCCTGAGCATCATCCGGATCCGAATCCGGCACGATTTCAGATTCATCATCTGCGGGTGGAACCACCGTCTCTTCCGGCGCGTCAGTGACTGCTGCGGTTGACTTAAAGCGTTCTGGCAATTCACCAGTCGAGCGATAGGAGGAGTACTCGCTCATGGTAGGTTGCAGGCCGCCGAATACGTCCGTTTCCTCTGCGGTTGACGAGGCCGCACCGTTCGTCTCTGCCATGGTGTTCTCCATGATGGATTTGTCCTTGACGCCGGACTAGCGAGAACTTGCTGGTCTTCCAGCGGGATATATAACGACATTGCCGGGGCCTAAATAGGCCCCCTTGCCTGCCTCGTAAACGTGCCCAGCAGTGCATACGCACCGATCTATCGTGATGTCGAACCGGGCGCGAGGCGCAAGGCATATAGGGCAGCGGCGGCATTCCTTCGGGTTTTCCATACTATTTATTCACGCGGCGGGGAGGGGCGACTGTATAGATGATCTCGACAAGTGGGCCCGCAGATTTCGACCGATCAAATACTGGCATAATGCGCAGGAAATCCCATTCCGGGCCTTCTGGCGCTTCTATCCTTCTTCCCCACAATCCACCTACGGAATCATATTTCTCGATTATTTTGCCGGTCATTGCACCGCTCCTTGATCCGCTCCATTAACCTGCTGGCTTTGGGCCGCATCCTGTGCGCTCTGCTGGCTCTGAGCATCGGCCTGCTGAGCCTGTAGGTCCTGCTGATGCCCTGCCTGTTGGGCTGTAGACACTTGCCCGTGCGCCGCTTGCTGCGCTGCCAGTCCTGCCTCGTGAGCGTTCCCATGGAATTGATTCCAAAGGTCCTCGATGAACTGCTGGCGCTGCAATGCGCTCTGGGCCTTGGTATTGATCTCGGCAACGGCTAGCTGATTCTCCAGCTTGAGCTTCTCCAGTTGCATGTCAGCCTGAGCCTGGAGTTGAATCTGCTGCATCTTGCCTTGGTGCTCCTGAATCTTGCCCATCTTCTCCATGGCCAGCTTCTGGAGCTCGGCCTGCATGCCCTGCGCCTGCTGCTGCGCCTGAGCCACCGCGGCCTGAGCCTGAGGCGGGAGCTGGTTCTGAGCATCATCCTGCAGTTGCGGAGGCAGCATCTTGTGAAGACGTTCTGCAATCTGATCCGCGCCTGCGAGGTCTGAGTTGCGAAAGAACACGTCTCCGATCACATGAATCAGGTCAGGAGCACTCTGGAGCACGGTCTGCATCGTGTCAAAGGATTCCATGCGCTTCGAATCAAACGCCTGCCCCATCGTCACCACATAGCTCATTTTGGCGTCTTTGACCTTGTAATGAACCATCTTGCCATCAGCGCTCTGGTGCTCCGCATTGATCGTGACGACTTTCTGCTTCTCGTCTTCGCCAAGAATCTCGATCTCGCGCTCGGTGTCGTAAATCTTCGGCACCACCTCTGCGATAATGTCGCCGGCCTGCTTGAATGATCGAGCCAGATTGTCGATATAGTGCATCGTCGTCAGGTTGGCCTGATCCTTGCGCGCCAGAATCGCTCTGCCGCTCGTCTCGTTGGCGTTGTTGCCCAGAGAAGCGTCGAAAATGCCCGTCGTAGCCTTCATATCATCGACTTCCTGCGCCACAAAGGCGGAAAGCGCCTGAATTGGAGGCTCGAACGTCTGGCGGGTCGGAGGCGGGATTGGTCTTCCAGCGTTGTCCACCATCTTGTAGGTGAGATATGGCCGAACTACGGTGTTCAGCGTGCCCCATTCCTTCTCATAGCCATTGATCTGCCCCTCCGCGACCATAAACGGGCTGATGGGCGACGTCGATAGCGTTTCGGCGATGCGCGACTTGCTGTAATTGATAAGTTGCTGCGCTGCCTTCTGCGGCCTCACAACTGAGAACAGCCGCGGCTTGCCCTCGATGATCATTTGCTTGCCGAGTACGGGGATGATCGGGATGCATGACCCTGGCCAAACCGTTTCCGACGAACTTCCGTCAGGATCGGGAAGAATCTCATAGCCATTCGTCTTACAGCACTTCACCACGCACTGCGGACGTCTGCGACCCTTGACTTTCTTTTCCTCGCACCACCAATATTCCGCGATCTTGACGGCTTCCGAGCCCACCCAGCCTTCGCCAGTGCGCTCCGCATCCTCCCACTGTAGAGAGGCCATTTCTGAATCGGGATAGAGTTCCTTATATTCTTCTTTAGGAATATCCTCTACCACAAACGAATATCGAGGCTTACGATTAAAGCAAGCGGGGACCAAAATACCATAGATCGTAAGCGGATCGAGAACCGGAAGAACCTTGAGCTCCAGATCATCGCTTTCGTCATCACAATAATCTGTGAGGAAGCGATAGTATCCAAATGACGCTCCTGCGCTGTATTCGATTGCCGTGTCATAAGCCACCTGAGCTTGCGAGTCATACTGGATATACCGTGCAAGCCCCTCGAGAATCTCCGCAGTATCCTTGTCTTGATCCAACCGAGGCGCGAACTTGATCTGCGGTTTGTTCTGGCGAGCCTCATTGCTGACTTGCTGAACGAATGTATGGCAGCGAGGGAACGACATTGCGGGCCGCCCAGCCATCTCCCTCTGCATTCTGACTTGCGGGTCCCACTGATCCTCGCCATCGGGCGATGCGAACTTGAGGTCAGACTGAAACTTGTCGCGGAGATGCTTCTCATCCTCAGCAGCGGCAGCAAACTGCCTCCGCATCTTGGCGAGAAATTCTATGTCGTCGCGTTCGGATTCTTTGGGCTTTTCTTGCGCTGCCATTGGCTAGAAATTCACCACGTCGCAGGTATAGTCAAGCACATCCGTATTGGTGCCAGCCACATACCAGTTGGACACTTGCGTAGCGCCTCCAGTGGGCTTCGGACCCTGATAGAAGCTACCGCCACCCGCCTGAAGCACAATCCCCTTGCTGGAGGTCGTATTCGCATCGCCGATCCGCATCACATGCGTGGCGTTGTTCTGGAACACAACCCAGGTGCATTGCAGCGAAGTGGTAGACACCTGCGTCACTCCGGCACCCACCGTCACCTGCAGAGTCGTCACTGCGGCATGAGCCTGAGCGCAAAGCACAGCGAACATGAGAACAGCACCCATCACGGCTTTAGCCGCGCGGGCGCGAATCTTTGCCGCTGCTCCTGAACTGAGCTTCTTCATGTGCTTGGCCTCCATTGCTTTGCCTTTTGCCGTCTCTTTGTTGCCATGCATCAAGCCTTGAGAGTTCATGATTTTATAAGGGATGGCGCTGTCCTTGCCATACTCGGCCTTCAATTTGTCTTCTAGGAATTTAGGCATTATCCACCGGAGGGCTGATTGATAACGTCCGCTCGTCAATCATTTGGAGTTGAAACCTCACAGGATCACCGCACGGATCTCTCAAGGGAACGAGTTGCCCATTTGCATCCATTGCGCCTTGCATTACATTGCGCCCCACAAAAGGCAACCCGCTAGCAGTGGTAATCTCTGGCTTCATTTGCCTAGCATCCGATCCGCCTTAGCCCTGATCTTGGCCGCCGCAGACGAACTCAGCTTTCCCTTGGCCACCATCTGTGAAGCGCGAGATTTGGCGCTCGCCGCATGGGCTCGGTCATTAATCGGGTATTTGCGCGATCCGGGCATACCGAACTCGCTGGAAGGCAGAGAGTTACGGGTGGACGTCTTCATGCCTGCCACGTCACTTCCGTGCCAGTGTCGAACTGAGGCGAGGCGCCGCCCACCTTCACCCGGACGCCCTTGATCTTGATATACCCAACCGAGGAGTCGGAATAGGTGAACTTGATCATCACCTCATTAGCCACCTTGTAGACGACCGCAGTGGTGATGGTCAGCGAGCCAGCGGCGAGGTTTGTGGTGATGTCCTTCGCGTTCGTCCAGCCCGGTAATTGTGTCAGATCAAATGCCATGAAACCTCCTCGTTATTTCTGTGGGATAACTATGCGAATCTCAGTCGCAGGGCGGCGAATGTCGGTGACCAAAACCCCAGTAAAAACCACACCAATGATCGCTAGGATAATGAGAAACAAGGTCCATTCAACTGCGCGCGCCCTCATGCTAGTGAATCCGATCGCCAGTGCCCCAGTCGGCATCGCCACCCATCTCGACCATGCCCTGGTTGAACTTCAGAAACACCCTACTACCATCAATGCAAAGCACATCGAATGAGTAAACTGTGCCACGTTGCGCAACTGTTACTTTAGCTTTCTTGGGCGCGGTTGCAACTGCTGGCTTGGCGACGGGCTGATTTTCTGGTGCCAAAGCCGTAACGGCTCCAACGGCATGCTGATTTACTGGCTGGCTGACGGTGAGCGGCGGTGAAGACTTCGGAGCAGACTGAGTTTCCATGATTTCCTCCCTTATGCCATCCAAGAATCCGAACCATGATATACCGCCTGCGCTTCTTCCTGCCGCTGCCGCTCTGGTTCCCTGATCCCTACTGCGAGGGTTCTGAGGGCGTCTGCGGGGTGCGAGGCGTCGTCGTGGAGCGGTTGGCTTCTGGGGACCCCCAGCGCCGTAGCAGGTCCCCATTGATAGCGTCTGAGGTATTGCAATCCATCTGCACAGAGCGCAGCGTCGAAATAGAGTTGAGGGAAGATAGTCCGAGTTGCATTAATGCCGTCTGCAACGCTGAGTTGGCGATTAACTCGGACTCTAAAACCCTTGAGACGCATGAGTTCTTCAATTGACTTGCCCGTACCAAGAGAGCGCGTGCCGCCATCCCATGGCAGGAAACAAGTCCCCACGACATAGCCCCACGTTTGCATCTCGCGAAGATAATAGTCAATAGCCTGATGATCGCCTTCAAAGTACCTCAGAATTCGAATCTCAAACGGTGTGCGCTGCGCTGCCCAAATTGCAACCCGATCCGCAAAACCCAGATCCCAGAACGTATCGACTGGCATCGTTGGCTCATAGGGAACTTGTCTGATCCTGCCATCGCGCTCCGCGGCCTGAATCTCTGCCTTATAGATTGCGCCTTCAACTGTCGATCGCGTCCCACCTTCGTAAACATGGTGGTAAGCGTCTGGATCGCGTTCCTTGAGGATGGCTATCTTCTGCTTAGATTCCTCGCTGAGCCAGTTGTTATCCCGGAATGACGTCTTGCAAACGAAGGAGCCCTTGGGCGGGTTGAGAACGAAATCGACGTAAACAGCGTCCGTATCTAGGTCCGGATTAAGGCTCCACCAAATCTCTGACCCCGGCTTGCGGATGGTCGGCAGGAGAATGGTTAAACTGCGCCGCGATACTGTTGACGCTTCTTCACCCCAGAAGATATCGATGGCTTCATAAGACTTGATCGAGCTGACCGTCTGCTTGCGGAGGCCGGCGAATACGAACTCGGTGCCATTCTTTCCTCTGATTTCAGACTGCAGCGGAGTGTAGAAGTCCTCGAGTCCTAAATTGACAATCTGATCGGTCAGCAACTGGTGAACTGATTCCCTGATTGAATCCATCGTCTCGCGACCACAGAGAATGCGTGGGCCATCAATCCGCCCGGGCCAAAGTATGCTTGGTTTTGATCCAATTATCAACAGAGCCCTTGCAACGCTCCAACTCTTGACTCCATCTCGACCGCCATACAGCGTCTTGAAGGGATGCGGTTCGAAGAGTGGCGCTAGCTTTTCGGGAAACTGGGCTCGGACTTGGGCGGTTTGCAGATTAGACATTTGCAGGTTTCAGCGTGAGCGCTTCGCCTATTCATAAAGTTAGGGCTTAGGGGTTCTCTCGGTAAATCTTTCCACGTGTCCGGCTGATTAGGAACAATTCGCTCAAGATAAACGCGGAGGGCGTTAATGATAAAATCGCTTTTCCCTCGCGCAAGCTCCGCCGTTCTCTTATCTATCTCTGCGTTCACATCGTCCGGCAATCGAAGCGCTATCAGTTTGCTCATGTATAACAGTGTGGCACAAGACTGTATAACAGTCGCCAACTGTATAACAAATTATTCCGCCTTGGGCCTAACGAACTCCACGCTGATTGCCGCCTGAATCGGGCCGCCATCAGCTCCAGTGAGCACGCTTTCAACCTTATCGCGCAATTCTTCAGGCTTGCGGTTCTTCAGCCAGAATATGCAAGCAGTCGTATCGGGCTGAACAGCCTCACGATAGGGCGCATATTGCGGAGTGCCGTCCTTGGCGAATGAGACCTTTACTGCATCCTGCT